AGCGCTTTCGCGGACTTTTCGCCGAGCCATTTAACGTCCTCTTCCGAAAACAGCGATTTGCCGTCCTCGCCGATTGCCGACTGCGCCACCAGCTTCGCCCGCAGGTTCTGCATATTGACGGTGGTGTTTTTGCCCTGCCCCTGCACCACACTGGCCTCGAACCTGTCGCGCTCCGCGCCGGTAAGGCTCTTCAGCCTGACCGTGCCGCCCCATTCGGGGACTTCCACGTCCAGCGTCTCCAAGTCGGACACGCTTTTTATCTGTTCCTTGTTGAGAAGCATCGCTTCCTCCGTTATGCCAGCGTCGGCTGGCCAGTTATTTTCAGCGTCACGCTCGCGCCCAGCTTGCCGTCCACCGGCGCGCTAGGCTCGAAGTTCGTCACGAACGCCGCGAAGCTCCATGTCGTAGCCGGTGTGTCCGGGAACACGAGCTTGAAGTTTTTCTTGCTCCGCGCCGAAAGCGCGGTTGAAAGCGACTGCTGGCTGGTATTGCCCGGCAGGAAGTTAAGCTCCAGCTTTATCTCGCCGCCGTCCAAGAGTCCGCCCGCGTATTCCTTCCAGCCGCCCGCCGAGCCGTGGCTGGTGATGTCCACCGTGTCCATGCTCATGCCGGGGCCGCCCACATTGGTCACTTCGGCAATCGGTGCGAACCCTTCCACCGGGGTCACGCCATCGCCGATTTTAAGCGTTGTGCCGAACGCGCTTATCCCTTCGCCCATAATTACTCCTCCCTGTGCCATATCAGGACGTCAGCCGTGACGCGGAATATCCCGTCGTCCGGGCTGAATCCGTCCGTTTCGTTTTCGTTGAACGCGGCCTGTATGTCGCCGCCCTTCCTGCCGTGCAACGCCGCAACCGCCGCTAATGCCAGCCGCTTCGCCTCCAGATAGTCCTCCGCGTAGCAGTCCAACTGGAACCGCGAGGAAGCCAGTTTTGATGGCCCGCCGTGCGACGCGTAGCGGATACACGACGCTTTCAGGTAAACCAGCGCAGGCAGAATAACCTCGTCAGGCAGCCTGACCGGGTATATCCTGTCGGCGACTGTCGCCGACACCCCGGCATCCTGCCTAAGCAGGTCATAAAGCGTCCGCTCAATCGGCATCGGTGCCTCCGTATTTCGCCAGAAGGCGGCGGTATTCAGCGTCGCAGGCCTGAATCGCCGCTTCCTTCTTCGCGTCAAACGCCGGACGCATGAACGGTTTCGCCTCAACGCGGCCCACTACTTTGTAGACCCACCGCTTGCCCGACTTGTGCGACCGCACCGCCAGCGCGTGGCCGAACTCAACCAGCCTTCCATACCACACCCGCCAGTGCAGCCCTACCCTTGCCCGGACTTCGCCTTTGAGCGGGTCCGTGCTGACAGTCAGCGTGATGTTATCCTTGAGATGTGCCGCCGAGCCCGCTTTCTTATGGCCTTCGGGAAACAGGTTGTCCGTTCCGGCGTCATACGGCGCGTTTGCAGCAGCCGCAGCGCGAATCATCTCCGCTCCGTTTTTGGCTGCGCGCATGGTCGCTTTGCGAAGCTCAGCGCCACGTATGTTTTTCAGCGCAAGCTCAAGCTCTGGCACGCCTTCCAGTTGTATCGTCACTATGTCGCCCATATCACGCCACCCTTTTGCACATAAGCTGCAACTGCGTTCTGCCATCGGCGGGGTTGATGACTTCCACGATGTCGTATGCGTCCCCGCCGGACACCGCCCGCCAGCTCGGTTTTACATCAGCGCGGTAACGGATAATTATCCGCACCGTGATTTCGCTATTTACCTTGGCGGACTCGAAGTATTCCCGGCCACGCAAAGGCAGCACCGCTGCCCATACAGTCGCCACATCGGTCCACACCGCCTTGGCTTGGCCCACTTCATCCCGCGCCGTATCCTGACGCTGGAGCGTTACCCTCCGGTTCAACTTGCCGGGGTTCATAACTGCCGCCCCCAGAGCCGGTAGGGAGCCAACAGATACTGCACGCCGAGTGGCAATTCCTCGAACTTAAGCTGGCTGGCCTCACCCACGGCGACGCGGTTTTCGTACCAGTGCGCCGCCAACAGCTTCACCGCCTGACGTATCGGCTCCGGCACATTGGTTATTGCCGCGCCGTAGCCGCAGGTGAACGCTATTTCAACCGCGTTATACCGCCGGAGCGTTGCAGCCTGTGCGTCTTTCAGCCACACCCGCGCCGGTTCACCAACCGTGTCCGAAGAATACGCTGTTGCCGCAAGGACATTGCCGTTGTTCGCCGCATCCCACAGCCGCACCCAGTCAACCGACTGCACGGGCGCGAAAGGAAGGCAAAACTCCGGCGGGGACGGGATTTTATCTTCAAACACCCGCCATTTCTGCGTTATGAGCTTGCGGTTGGTCGCCGATTCGGCGCACTCTCGCGCGGCCTTTATCAGCCCCGTGATAAGCGCGTCGTCATCGGCGAACTCCACCCGCAGGTGCGCCTTCGTCTCCGAAAGGGTCACCGGCTCCACCGCAGGCCCCGCCAGAAGCAATGTCCCCATAGGCTATTTCCCGTTAGGCGTGTCCGCCTTTTTGTCCTTCCTGAACGGCTCGATAAAGTCCTTGTGCCGCTCCGCGTCGGCCTCGGAAAGCTGCACCACCGCGCCTTCCGCGTAGCCGCCGAACGGTTTTTTCACCCTGTAGAGTTTCGTTTCCATTGTCACCCTCCCTATTTGAACAGCAGGTAGCTGAACGCCGAGCCCTGCGCCACGTCTATGGACAACGCCTGCGTGAAGCGCAGCCAGGTCTGGTCCTGCATGAACGCGTTGCTGTTGTCGCCCGCGTCGTAAGCGTCCTGCGAGACCTTCACCGCCAGCCCCTCGCGCGGCGATATCAGCAAGGCGCGATTGAACCGTCCGTATATAGCGACGGTGCAGTCCGTCCCCGCGCCGAGATTGCCCGGTATGGTCGGGCATATCACATACGGCACGTTCCAAATGGTCGCCGGGATATTGCCGGTAGGCGGCTGCCAGATGTACTGGTTCTGGTTGTCCTTGAGCTTGAGCAGTTTCTTTAAGCCCGTGCGGCTCAAGGCGATTGTCGCGCCCTGCGAGTTCGCCGCGTTGAGCGAGAATATCAGCTCCGCGATATCGTCGAAACTGACTGTTGCGCCGAGCATACTGACCACATTGACGCCCGAAGCCTTGATGATGCCGGTGAACGGGTCGCCCGCGCCGGTGTCGCCCAGCAACGCGACGCGCTCTATTTCAAGCGCCATCGCTTCCGAGATAAGCTCGGACAGGAACGCCGTAAGGTTGATGGCGCTGTCGCGCAGCAGTTCATCGGTGCATTTGATGACTGCCGCCATCACCTTTGCGACCTGCTCCAGCTGCCCGAATGTCGGGTTCGTGGTCGGCTTCGTGCCGCCTTCCGTCACCCAGCCCACCGACACATTGGTAAGCTGGCGCGGCAACTGACGTTTCCATGTGGACATCGGCAGAATGTTCGCCAGTTGCATTACGGGCGAGGCATCCTTGAGCAGCCGCATGACCTCGTAGCTGAACTCGGTCGGGACGACATAGCCGCCAGTCGCGGGCGTGCCTTCCGTCATGATGGCTTTCGCGTCCGCCAGCATGGGGTGTCTTTCCTTCGCCGCGAGCAGGAAATTTCGCATGCTGCCGAATTTCCTGCCGTACTCGCTCGTCCACGGCTTCTCAGCCGTGTTTTTCGGCGAGTTCTTGAACGCCTCCGCCCGTTCCATGACTTCTTCCGGGCTCTGGGGCGGGACCTGCCTGCCGCTCGGCTGGGGATGCAGACGCTTTACCACGTCTTCCACCAGCTTTTCGGCTTTCTCCTTGGTGAGGCAGTCGTCCAGCCTGCCCTCCAAGGTCTTGCGAAGCTCCGCTATGGAGCTGTTCACTTCCGGCGCGGGGCCGGATGCCTGTGTTGCTTCCATTTTGTTTCCTCCGTCTTTTTTGGATTCGCTCAAACTCTTGAGCGCTTTGCTTACCGCCTCCGCCAATGCGTCCGGGTCGGCGGGAACCGCCACCAGCGAAATCTCGTATATCTCGGCCAGCGTGAGTTGGTTCGGCACGTCGGGGTTCTCGTAGTGGAACCGCCCCGCTATGCTGATGCCCTTAGCGTGGCCTTCAGTGTATATCCGACGGGCGTGTTCTACTACCGGATTGTCCGACGCCGAGAACTTGGCTTTGAAGAACAGACCTTTGCCGTCCTCGCGGATTTCGGTCATCGAACCCGCAATGTGGTCAACCGCGTTTACATGGTCCACCAGTAGCACCGGGTTCTTGAGATACTCTTTGAGGTCGTAGACATAATCCCGCTTCGCCTTGTAAACCGACGGCACGTCGCCGTAGCGGTCGGCTTGGTTCTTCGTATTGGCGTAGCCTTCCAGAAACACCGCGCCGTTTTCCTGCGTGATTTTGCCGCCTTCAATCGGCAGTATTTTGAATTGCCTGTCCATTCTGTCCTCCGGATGTCATATTCAGCGGCACAAGGTATTGCCCGCCCTGCCCGTTCGGCAGCTTGTTCATGTTCTCGCGTTCGCGGATATCGTCAGCCGACAGCCAGCCCCATTGCCGCCCGATGGCATAGGCCTCGTAGCGGGTCTTGATGTCCCCGCGCAGGAGCCCTTCGATGAGGAACTCCGGGAAGAAGTCGCCCGAAAACAGCTTGAAAGACAGCTCCTGCTCGATGTTCACCAGCCACGGGCGTATCGTGTCCGTCACAAATTCAATCGCCTGATGCTCGATGTTATTGTTCGTTGACCTGTCCAAGTCGGAAATCTTGTGCAGCGGCATCCTGAAGTAGCGGGCGATTTCTGACACGCCGAATTTGCGGGTTTCCAAAAGCTGCGCGTCCTCCGGCGGCACGCCCACGGCGTTAAATTTCATGCCTTCTTCCAACACCGCGACGCGGAACTTGTTGTCCAAGCCTTCGTGGGTTTTCTCAAAGGATTTGCGGAGACGCGCCGACGCTTCGTCCGACAACTGGCCCGGATGTTCCAAAATCCCGCCCGGACGCGCGTCGTTGGCGAAGAATTTAGCCGCGTATTTCTGCGCCGCGAGGCCTAAGCCTATGGCTTCTTTTGCCGCCCGCATCGGCGGCAGGCCGATAAGCCCGTCATAGGACAGGCCTTTCACATGCACCATGTCAGCAAACGGCACGTTCACCACGCCCGAATCCAGCGCGACCGCATACACCAGTTGCCCGTTCACGCGCTTGAGGCTTACCCGCCAAGGCGTAAGAG